CAATTGTGTTGAGTTCATTAAGGATTGCCTTGTGAGCTCTATGCCTGACACAGTTGAAATCTGGTCGGCTAGTCCAGAGTATAAGAAGCTTATACACTGGGCTTACTCGCTCGGTGCGCACCGCACTGATCGGGTGACAAAGGAGTGGAAGAAATTTTCCGCCCTCCTTAAGTGGTTGGCCCTACAGTCTAAGACTGTAGCACCGGAGGTTCCAGGTGATTTTCCTGGATTCCATGGCACATGGAAAGTGCCTGAGCTTCCGCCATTCTGGCAGAGGCTCGCGCCGTGGCTTGTACCAGTCACGGTTCATGGGGTGAAGACAAAAGTCGAGGCAACACGACTTGTCCACCTCACCTCCAGCAGGGGCTTCCCTGCTGGGGACAGCAAGACAAGGTTTGAGTCACTCGAGAAACACTCGAGGACTCTTCACTCATCTCACACTGTGACGGAGGTGCGCAGGAAAATCCTGGAGCGCCTCTCCTACTTTGTAGGGCGTCTGTGTGAACGGAAGGCTGTTGAAGAGGGTTATACCTCCAACGGCCACCTTTCACTTACGTCGAGTGCTTCACTCGATGTAAGTGTTAAAGACGGAGGTAGGGCAACAGAGGTCGGAGCAAAGTTCCGCCGCTGGGCCGCTACCATCCCGAAATCAGAGGTCGTTTCGACCACCTGGTTTCAAAGATCGTTCTGGACTTTACCAGATCGACCTATTTGGCAAACCATGTGCAGGTCTGAACTTGCACATGATGCCTCACACGAGGCCGGAGAGTCCGACGATCGTGTGAACCTAGACTTTGAAAATTTCAAAGTTTCGGACCCCATATTTGGGCTCGATAGTACCACAGGCTTTCAGCTTTTACAGTGGTCTATCGAGGAGGGTATCCTGCAAGGTGGCTTGCAGGGCACGCCGTTCGTTTCGAACGATACCCTCAGGCTTGGTAGAGTAAGACCCTCTATCAGGCCGTCTGCGATCGGCGAACCTGGAGCAAAATCCAGGGTCGTTACGGTTGCAGAGGACTGGGTAACAATGTTACTACAGCCCTGGTGCCATCACGTCATTGGCATGATGAAAATGCACCCTTCTGCTGCTTCTGGTTTAACCAGAGGCTGGCAGATGTTTGAGTGGGTCAAACGACTTTCTAAAGTCGCTCAACCCCCGCAAGTCCGATTTCTGTCTTCGGATCTTACGACGGCCACAGATTTCTGTGTCCATGAATACTCTCTAGCCATGCTAGAGGGATTTCATAGAGGTATTGGTCGGTCATCCGACCCGTACTTCCAAGTATGTGCCGAGCTATTATGCTCAGGACGTACCTATGAGGGTGATGCGATCAAAGCTAACTTTGATCGAGTCACTTCCCGGGGCATCTTAATGGGTGACCCGGGAGCAAAAGCGGTTCT